ACACTCTGCGCCCGCATCTCGCGGCGCATGGCGTCATAGTTGCCCCGGTAAAGCTGGGTTTCGTAGTGATCCTTTTGAGGATTCACGCCGCATTTTCTACAGGCAAGCTGATGACGCTCTTCGAGGTCCATGCCCATCTGAGCCCTGGCCCAGCCCTGTAGGGCGTCGTCTCTTTCTTCTCTGCTAGGGGCTGCGTCTCGCACACTTTCAGGCAGCTCAGCGCGGAAAAGGTTTCTCTTTTCGCTACGCTCTGCAAGCTGCGCTTCGAGCTCCTCGGTGCGTTCGGTCAGTTCTATGGATCTGCTCAGGCGGTCGTAATCGCCGTTACAGGCTTCCCAGTTGTTTTCATCCTCTGAACTCCAGTTATGATCCTCACTATTCGCAAGGTTTCGGAGTTCCTCCAGGCGCTTGAAGATATCAAAGCGCTGTTCTTTTAAAGCCTTAATGCTCATCTGTTTCCTTCCCAGCGGTCACAAAAAAAGAACCGCTGAAACTATTGGTTTCTTGCGGCTCTTTAAACTGTCTGGGCAGGTTTTTGGAGCTGCGGCCTTCAGCGCGTTGGAGCGCCCGGCCTTGGAGCTAAAATGTATAGGTGAGAGTATAGGATACCCTCTCAGACTGTCAAGAATCCTCTGTAGGCTTACTATCTGCCAGCTCTGGGTCAATCTTCAGCGCTATAGCCTCGAAGCGCTCATTCACGCGCTCTTTAACCTTCTCGCGTTCAGACTCTTCCAGGCTTTCTTTCGCGCCTTCTATGTCGCGGCTGTTGGCTGTGCTGGCCTCATAGGCTGGAAACGTCACCGGCCCGACGTCGAAGAGCTCAACGCCCTTGATGTTGCGTACCTGGGTGCCGTCTTCGTCGGTCCAGTCTTCGTCTGTAACCTTAAAAGAGAATGAGCTGCCGGTCAGGTCGCCCCGGTTGATCATCTCTCGGACTCCTTGGCGGCTGTAGTGTTCCCCAGGCTGATGGAATAGTGCAAACCTCGCGCATCTTCGCTCAGTTGCAGGGTGCCAGCGCTCACGCGCCCCAGGAGCTTATCAGCCTCATGGTTGAAGAGCGCCCGGGCGTCGTCTTTCTCAGAGATCGCCCTGGAGAAAGCCCCGGGCATGATGCGCTCTTCCGCGCCATCCCAGAGGCCGAAGGCGCTGCCGCGGTCTTCAGAGTTATAAAAGACAGCGGCGTACCCGCTGATATTGCCATTCTGGTCCTGCCTGATTTCGAGCGCGTCGCCAGCCGGTTGATATCGTCTCTCGGTTTTCATTATTCAATTTCTCCCATCCAGCGGCTTGCCAGCTCTTCGCTGACTCCGCTGATTATCTCGTTTCGGTTGAATCCATCGCCGCAAACTGTTAAGGCGTCTTTCATGCAATAAAAGAATTCCAGCATCAGGCTGGATCTATTCCCCGGCACCTGTAGCGCGTCCAGCGCTGGCGTCAGGGCGTCCAGGACCACCGCCCTATTATCATCGATCATGCCCTGATCTAAGAACCGCTTCAGCTCTTCGGGCTTCTTGGCGGCGCGTTCGTGCCGGGTCACGATGCGCTTGGCCATGCGTTGCAGGGTATCCTTCAGAATAACGCCCAGGGCGTCACGCGATCCCAGCTCGGTGCCGTCGTCGTTGTCGGCTTCAGGCGTCGCGCTGGCCGGACCCATGTTGAGCGGCACCATGAACGTGCTGCCGCCCTCGCCCGGTATCGGGTTGAGGTTTTCCCGCGATCTGATCTCATCCCGCGACATCCAGCCGCCCTGAATGGCGAGATTGTAATAAGCGCCCCGCGCTTCCATGTTGGCTCTGACCAGGGCGTTCCGATTGAACTCCACAAAGTGAGTATCTCTTGTCTGTTGGCTGGCGGTGAGAAGCTTCGCCCTGCATTCGGTTTCCCATGTACACAGCCAAGGATCAAGAGAGCTGTCTAAATACGCCTGATTCTCGCTTTCCAGGCTGTTGTAGCTGGTACGGGTATTGTCTGCCAGCATGTGAGGGGGTATCCCGAACCATGAGGCGATGTTTCTTACTTCGAGCTGCCGCGTCTCGTTGAATTCGTTATCTTTGTTGCTACCGCTGAAGGGCGTCAGCTTCATACCCTCTTCAAGAATTGCGATTTTTGAAGAATTAGAAATGCCTCCGTGCATCGATTGCCACGAGCGCCGCAGGTTGTCCCTGGCGTCATTGTCAAGATGGCCTGGATGTTCCAGTACCGCGCTGGGCCTTGCGTTATTCTTGAAGAATACGCTGCCATAGAGCTCGGCCGCCATGCCCAGCCCGATGGATTCACGCGCCAGCTCGATAACGCCCAGGCCGTAGAGCGCCCGAATGTGCAAAACATTCTCTTCGCTCAGGCGTTCTTCCCGGTTGTCGATGATGGTCGTATAGTGCCGCCGGTCGCCCTCCCATACCTCATTCGTTGCTCCTGGCGACAATGGTATCAGCTCGTTAGCCGTTCCCGCCTCATTACGAATGATCGCGGCGAAGCCGCTGCCATAGAGCAGGGCGTCGGCTGTCAGCGTAGACTTGAACTCGAAAGCGCTCATTGAGCGGCTGGTTTGATATCTCAGCACCCTGTACGCCGGATGCGCGGTAGCCTTGTCTTTCCCTTCGCCATTGCGCCTGTAGACCACCAGCGGCAGCTTGGCCACGTCCTGGCTGATCAGGTTGACAGCCCGGTATACTGGCGCGTAGGTCATCGCCGTCTGCGGGTTGACGTTGATACCTGAGCTCGTGGTGCCTCCGGCCAGGTCTAACAGCCAATCATCAGGAGCTGATAGAGGCGTCGCCGGGTTCTCAATGCTCCGGGTTTTCCAGAGGCTTGAGATGGTCTGCAATAATCCCATGTTTCATCCTATAGGGTAGAGAGCCCCTGGGCGCTGTATACGCTTTTGAAAGGCTCGGTTCTTACGTTCGCTCGGCCAAGCGCCATCACCAGCGCAACCAGGCCGTCTATTTTCTCTTGTGATTTCTTTTTGCTGAGCTTCATATTCCCAGCCGCGTCCTGCTCGATGACAACATGCGACGCCATCCAGCGAAGTACCGGGCATCCACCATGATTAAGCTCTTGGCTGTAGACGATCTTCTCCAATTCTTTAGTCGGAGCGCTCATACTTGCGAAGCCTTGCCCGAACATAACCACATCAAAACCATCGCCCTGTAGCTGGGTAGTAATCTGCGCCGCGTTCCATCGATCTATCGCGATCTCGCGAATATTGTAGATTTCGTTGAGCTCGTTGATGTCTTTGCGGATCACGTCGTAATCAATGACATCGCCAGGCGTGAGCGTTACAAGACCTTGACGCGCCCAGGTCAGATATGGCACCCGGTCGCGCCGCTCCCTTTCTAACGCATTCTCTTTAGGAATCCAGAATCGACTTAAAACGCTGAAGCCTTCATCTGTTGGGAATGCCATCGAGAGAGCTGCAATGTCTCGGGTGCTGGCCAGGTCAAGCCCTGCGAAACACTCGCGGCCCTCGAGATCGCCCGGTGCCATCTGCCCCGCGCACTTATCCCAGCGCTTGAGCGGTATCCACCGGCTCTCCTGCTCCGTCCAAATGTTCAACCTGTAGCGCTTAAAGGCGTTCTCTTTAGTTGGGCTCTCCTGGGCTTCTATACAGGCCGCTCGGATATCGTCGCGGCTGATGGTCACGTCCAGGCTGGGGTTAGCGTGTTTCCAGGTGCGAAACTTCGTCCAGTCCATCTCCTCGGTTGCACAACGTATGAGCGCGAAGAAATCCAGCGATGCGCTGGTGCCATTCAGTACCCGTTCGGCGTGGGTGCGCTGTTCATAGCAGATAGAGTGCCTGTCAAAGCCCGCCGTTGTAATCGAGATCAGCAGCGGCTCACGCCTGGACGCGCCGCCATAGCGCAGGCAATCCCACAAGCGCCGGTCAGGCTGGGCGTGGAGCTCGTCAAAGATAAGCCCATGCCAGTTGAGCCCCTCCTGCCTATGGTGTTCAGCGCTCAGGGCTTTAAGAAAGGAATTAGAGCTTGGTATCGAGAGATGTTTCTGACTGTCCCTGGGAAGTATGTATTCTTTCAGGAGCGGTGACCCTTGCGCCATTCTGCTGGCCTCCCGGTAGACGATGGTGGCCTGGTCGCGTGACGCCGCCGCGCAGTAGACCTGCGAGCCCGGCTCACCGTCAGCCGCCATGAGATACAGCGCAAGGCCAGAGCAGAGAGTGGACTTGCCGTTCTTTTTGGGAACTTCGATATAGGCTGATCTGAAGCGCCGGAGCCCGGTGTCTTTATGTACCCAGCCGAATAGAGGTCTTATCAGCTCGTCTTCTTGCCAGGGCATCAGCTCGATGGGTTGGCCAGCCCATTGCCCTATCGTGTGATGGAGTTTTCCGAAAAAAGCGATGACATGATCGGCCCTGGCCTTGTTGTACACGAAGCCAGCCTTCACCGCCTTGGCGTCGGTCTTAGTCCTGATGAAGCGCTTTGTCGCGGTATCAACCATGTTTTCGCTGGGTAAACTCCGTCAAACTGTCTTTGTTTTCCGCTTCCTTCGCTGCAAGTCCTACGCGCCCTGAAGGCGTCAGCCCGAACTGCGCGGCGTACTTGATGAGCGCCTGGCGTGAGGCGTTCAGGATCGCTACCGCCGGGTGCTGTTGAATGTACCCGGCTGGCGTCTTGAAGGTTTCGCCTTCTTTCCTGATGGTCTTGATGGCGCGGTAAAACTGATTCCAGGTCTCGCAGTAGGTCGCCAGGCTGGCGCGGTCTACCTCGTCAATGATGCCCAGCTCTTCGAGCTTCGGAACAATGCGTTTCCATTCTGCTTTGCCTTCCCGGCTTAACCAG